TTAGAGGATTCAACGCGTTCCCCCTATACGTAGTATAGGGGGAATTGGTTGTGACTACTTAGAGTTGAGCGGCCAAGAGGTCCGGATGGTGCCCGGACCTTTGACGCTGCGGTTGCGACGCGGCCTCACGGCCTTGAATTGCGAGTACGCACGGCCATTGCTGATAGCGCGTGAGTAGTTCCCACGCATATTCGACGCTTCAGTGAGGAAGCGTGGCTCCGGCTTTTCCATGTCAGGGTTCCTTGTGCTGGCGTAGCCAGTACAGAATGCTATGCGGAATTTCCGTGGCACCGATCTAACACCCACCGTGCGCGTGGCGCTGTACTGGCTGCAACAACACAAGGGCCGCGCGCCTTACAAGCTGGCGCGGCCCTTGGTGTTGGCCCTTCTACGGTTCACGGGATACACACGAGTCGATGTCGTGCGCTACCCTAACCGCTCTCTACCTTTCGAACCTTTTACGTCACGGAACCGGCCGGGTTCAGGTCCGATGCATCAGCATCGGTTTCACCGGCCTCCCCTCGAAGGAGAGATTCCGCGCGTCTAGAGGTTTTAGTCAGTAGAGATACCGCATCCCTTGTGGATGGGCGCTGTAACACCGCGTAGCGGCATACTTGGCTCGCCTCCAAGGGCATCGAGTTCACGAACACACCCCCTTCAAGCGCACACCTCTGTCTGTGGCCCGCAGCTTTCGCCCTAGCCTCGCGTCACACCCGGTTGAATTGGTGGAGGGTGAACCCCTCGACTAGGGTAGGCCAGCGACAATGCGGACTAGGGCGGCCGGCCGGCCGGGTACCCGGCCAACGGGGGCGGGGGGCCTGGGCCTTTTTAGGACTGCCTGAAATACAGAAAACACAAAAACCACGTAACACAATTGAATTCCTGGAAAAAATCGACTACATCCCTGGTCCAGGAGGCCAACACGAATGACGTTCCAGAATCTCAGACCGCTGCCGATGCGCATCACGCAAAGACAGTACGACCGCCTGACCGCGCATCGCGCCCGCGACCACATTTCGATCCAGGAGCATGTCCGCCGGGCGCTGGATAATTATTTGGATTTGCTGGACCGCAAGTCCCTGCGGGAACTTGCGATGGAGGCTCCCTCGACTGCCTCCGGCAGTCTCGAATCGCCTCAGACGCCACCCATTGCCGAAAAACCCCAGTCTGGTAGCGTGCCGCCAGTCGGCGCCAACCGTCAGGTCGGTTCGACCGTCAGGAAATCCACCCAGCCGAAACTCGTTTACAGGTGATCCATGGCCAGACGCACCCCGCCGCCTGCCGATATTTCAGCCTTGCTGGGGCTTGCCGCTCCGGAGGACGACCCCACCCCCACCCCCGATCCCGTTGCCGATCTCAACGAAGCACGCGCCAGGATTCATGCCCAGCAGCATCCCGGTGAGCCTGCCCCTGCCGACCCCGGTGAGGCGCCGCCCCCCGAGGAACCCGAGGAGCCGGAACCCGACGAGAATGGCGACGACGACGAGGACGAGGAAGAGGACCTTCCCGTAGAGCCTGCCAGGGACGACCCCACCAAAGACCCTCTCAGGCCCGAGGACGACCCCGATGTCATCCCTGGCCAGCCCGGCCAGCCCGGCCGCCGCAGCGCCGACGACCCGACCATTGTCGAGCCGCTGGATGGCGATATCGACCCGCCGCCAAAACACTCCTACACCGCCTACGAAAGCCGCATCAGGATTCTGGAGGCCTGGCAGTATCCGGCCAGAATCCCGCCCGACGCGCCCGGCTGGGTCGACCGCAACTGGATCAGCTGGTCGGAATATGACGAGGTCCGCGGCATCGAGGCCGGGCCGTGCCTGCGCGTCCCCCTCGCCTCCGGCGAGGTCGCCGTCTGCCGCAAGGGCGACTATGTCTGCCGCCAGGAGGTGCTGATGCTGGCCGATTTCCCCGGCGACGTGCGGGTCGAGGTGTGGCCCTGCGCGCAGTTCGAGAAATTATTCATGCCGAAGCCCGGCCCCGACAATTCGCTCTACATGGCTAGGTCCAGCCGGCAGCAGACACCTTCGATGCCGGTTTCTTTGCCGGTCGCCGGCGAATTCGCCTAGCGATGCGGTCGACCAGGCCGGAATTCACCGTCATCACCGCATATTGCAGGGCATCGGCGACGTCGCTCCACGGGTGCAGTTTCTCCGGCAGCGGCCGGGTGATGCCTTCCTTGGTCTTGCCGAACCGGTAGGCGCCATTCAGCGCCCGCACCAGCGCCGGGCACTTGTCGCGGTCGATGAGGATGGCGGCGCCGCCGTCCCGCTGCTGGTAGAGCAGCGCCTCCACCGCGGATAGTCTGGCGTCGATGTTGTTGGTTGGCGCCGGGAAGGCCGGGATGCCCAGCCGCACCAGCACGTCGAAATGGTCTTCCTCCAGCATCGAGCCTTTGGAGACGCCCGACGGGTCGCCGACGGCGGCGAACGACAGCCCCTGGAAACGCTCGCTCCACAGCACTGGTTTCAGACTGCGGATGACGTGCGTCTCCAGCCCGATATCCTCGGCCAGCACCTCTTCGAGCACCAGCAGACGACCGCGAAAATCCTGCTGGCAGATCACCGAGCAGGGCGAGCGTCCGAAATCCTGGCCGACAAGCAGCGGCCTGCCGCCGACCGGTCTTAACCCGGTGGTGGTGTGGAACGATCTTTTGAACGATTCCCGGAACACCGCGGTGCCCGACGGGTCCTCGCCATATTCGCACTCGACATAGCGCCGCACCCAGTCGCGATTGGGGTTCTCGGCCAGCCGCTGGTAGTAACGATCTGGAAGGTTCTCGACGTTTTCCGCCGCATTGCTGAGACCCGACGGCTGCCGGAAGATCGCCCAGTCGGCCGGTTGATCGTCTTCCATCATGCGATGCCAGTCGGAGCCTTCGACCGGCGCGTTGGTGTCGGCGATGATGCCGAACCAGCTCGGGCCGCCGTCGGCCCTGGAGGGGAAACGGCCGCAGCGGCCGGCAATCGCCGACACCAGATCGACCGAGAGTTCAATCGCCTCGTTGATCATCGCCGCCGTCAGCTGCATCGAGAGCAGACGTTTCTGGTCTTCCTCTTCCTCCAGCGGGATCAGGTAGATTTCACACACCACATCGTTGAATTCGAGCGTCACCAGCTGCTCGGTGACCTTGTAGGTTGCAATCTGGCGAAACCACGCGAGTAAGTCTAACAGCACCGACATCTTCAGCTGCGACAGCGTCGTCCTGACAATCGCCCAGCGGGTGCGGCGGATGCCGTCCGCGCCCGGCGCCTGCTCGATGGCGCGTCTGAGGATTTCGATGATGCAGGCGGTCGTCTTGCCGGAGCCGACCGGGCCGACCAGGATGCGCACGAAGGCGTCGCTGAGCATGAATTTTTCGGCCGTGAAGGGGGCCGTGTAGACAATCGACAATTCACTCCTCCGGGATGATGCCCTCGATCAGTTTCGGCCGCACCTCGACCTCCCTGTGCACGGCGCCGATGTTGAGGGTGATCGCGAACGCCTGCCCCGGCGCCGTGCCGAGATTGCCGTCCAGCTCGCCCAGCCGGGCCAGGAACTTGCCCGCCTCGACGCGCTGCGCCAGCGGGATCGACAGGTCGGAAATATCGGCCACGTAGACCTCCAGCTGCGCCTCCAGCGCCGAGGCCGCCTTGATCTTCACCCGCTCGCGGGTGTTGCCGGCCGAGTTCCAGCTTTTCACCAGGTCGGCCAGCATCGCCTGGAACGACGGATTCTGCTGCACCTTGACCCAGTCGTCGTCGGAAAGCTCGTGCAGCCGCAGGATTTGGTCGAGCGGCAGCACGTCCATGGCGATTTCGCGCGCCAAAGCGGCGAAATTCACCGCGAACAGCTCCGAGCGCCCGACAGTATTTGCCATTGCCGTCCCCTTGGGTGTATGGGCGAAAGACCGAGGGAAAACAGTCATGGCAGCAGGACTGCGACTTGTCACGCCTGAAGGGCTTATCGGCCAGGAGGCGGAGGCTGCCGCGGCGCAGCGCATCGCCGAGGATGCCGTCGCCAGCCAGCTGACCTCAAATCTCGTCGCCTTCATCGACAACGAATTCGAGACGTTTGTACGGCACCGCGATGGCGGCAATGGCTGGTCGGACCGGCTGGCCAACGCCATGCGGGTGTTCAACGGCAAGTACGATTCACAGAAGCTGGCTGAAATCCGGCGTTTCGGCGGCTCCGAAATCTACGCCCGGCTGATCGCCACCAAGTGCCGCGGCGCCACCTCGCTGCTGCGCGATGTCTACCTCAACACCGAAAAACCCTGGGGCCTGGAGGCCACCCCCGACCCGACGCTGCCCGACGATGTGCTGGGCGACGTGCAGCAGCTGGTGCAGGTGGAAATCCAGACCATGACGTCGCTCGGCGAGCGGCCGGCGCCGAACGAGATCAAGGACCGCGTCACCAACCTGATGGGCGCCGCCAAGCGGGCGGCGCTGAAAAAGGCGCGGCTGGAGACCGAGGTCGCATTCCGCAAGCTGGACGACATCCTCACCGAAGGGTTTTTCTACGAGGCGCTGGCGTCATGCCTGGTCGATATCCCGCTGTTCCCGTTCATGTGCCTGAAAGGTCCGGTGGTCAGGATCGTCCCCGATGTCACCTGGGTGCAGGGCAAGGCGCAGACGGTGGACAGACCCCGCATGTTCTGGAACCGGGTGTCGCCCTACGATGTCTGGTGGACGCCCGGCGTCAGCGACATTGCCGATGCGGCGGTGATCGAGCGCACCAGGGTGACGCGTTCCGATCTCAACCAGCTGATTGGCCTGCCGGGTTACAACCAGGACGCCATTTACGAGGTGCTGCGCTGGTACGGCCAGTCGGGCTATGTCGAGGCCAACGCGTCGAGCGCCGACACTAGCCGCGCGGTGATGGAATCCAGGGAAGACCCGCGCATGAACCAGTCCGGCATGATGGACATGCTGGAATACCATGGCTATGTGCAGGGCGAGATGCTGCTCGATTACGGGATGACGCCGCAGCAGTGTCCTGACCCGATGCGGGATTACTTCGTCGATGCATTCAAGATCGGACGCTACATCATCAAGGTGCAGCTCAGCCCCAGCCTCAGGAAGCGGGCGCCTTATTACGTCACAAGTTTCGAGAAGGTGCCAGGCACCGTGGTTGGCAACGCCCTGCCAGACATACTCGATGATATCCAGGATGCCACGAACGCTGCCTTGCGAAGCCTCATCAACAACATGTCTATTGCTTCCGGTCCCCAGGTTGTGGTGAACGACGACCGCGTCGCCGAGAACGAAAACGGCGACGATCTCTACCCATGGAAGCGCTGGCATGTCGAGACCGATCCGCTGGGCGCCAACAACGGCCAGATGCCGGTGACCTTCTTCCAGCCGAATTCCAACGCCCAGGAACTGCTTGGTGTCTACGAGAAATTCACCCAGATCGCCGATGAACTCTCGGCGATCCCCCGTTACATCACTGGTTCTGAGCGGCTTGGCGGTGCTGGCCGTACAGCTTCTGGTCTTGCTATGCTTATGGGCAACGCAGCCAAAATCCTTCAGACAGTGGCTGCAAACATCGACGGCGACGTCATCGAGCCGGCCATCTCCGAATTGTACGATATGGTCATGCTTACCGACCGGACCGGCATGCTACGAGGCGACGAAAACATTGTGGTCCTCGGAGTCAATGTGGCGATGCAACGCGAGACGCAGCGGCAGCGCCAGCTAGAGTTCCTGCAGATCACCGCCAATCCCATCGATTCGCAGATCATGGGCGTTCCCGGCCGCGCCACGGTGCTGCGCGCGGTGTCGGAAGGCATTGGCCTGCCCGGCGCCGACATCGTGCCGCCGGAGGAGGAGATCAAGGCTCAGATGGGAGGCGGCGCGGGTGGGCCTGGCGCACCTCCCGGAGGTGGCCCTGCGGCGCCGCCGGCCCCTCCCGGCGCACCGCAGGGACCGCAAACCAACGTCGTCGGCGCGACGCCACAGCAAGGGCAGGGATCGCCGCCCAATCCCGCCCAGGGTCCAGCGTGAAGCAAGTTATCCTGGGATAAGTTGCTTCGAAAACAGGAGGATGGCTTATGGCCAAGTCAAAAGGCAGCTCATCTAAGTCGGCAGGGAAGATGAAAATCCAGGCTGGACCGAGCGGCAAGATGCATAAGTTCACCCCGGTCAAGCAGCAGAAACCGGGCGTGTCGCATAACACCAACACCGGCGGCGGCGGCAAGAAGTAATGGCCCGCGCGCCGCGCGCCTCGGTGTCGAAGACGTCGGGACAGGGAGTGTCCCGGCTGTCTTACCAGAAGAGCTACGCGCTGAAGGGCGGCAGCCCCGGCCTCAAGGCGAGCTTTTCCAAGGGCGACAGCGACGAGCGCAGCTATGCCAAAAAGAAGGCGCCCAGGCCGGAGAAGGCCGGAGGCATCAACGTGTCATATGGTGACACTTATTTTCCTACGGATATCAAGGACATAGAGGCAGTCGGCGAGCGCCAGGTGCCGAAGACCAAGGTCGGCAGCCAGCGCCAGGGACCGAAAAAATGGCGAAAATAGGCAAGACCTCCCGACCGCTGCCGGGTCGCGGCGGGCTGAACGATCTCGGCAAGTCGAAACGCACCATTGTCGACTATGCGAAGGCGACGCCGGTTAACCCCATCGAGCCGAATCCGGCTGAGGTCAAGGTGCTCGAACTGCCGAAGAAACGCCGATGACCTCCAACGTCAAGCTGGTCACCGCTGCCATGGCGCTCAGGTCCGAGGCGCCGGAAGCCTGGCAGCAATTCCTGTTCGCGCTGCGCGAGGCGGCCGCGGCGCAGACCATGGAGGTGGTCAAGTGCCCGCCGGAGATGCTGCTCAAGGCGCAGGGCATGGCGGTAATCATGAACGATCTGGCGACAACGCTGATGAACGCGCCGCAGCTTTACGAGAAGATGAGGAACAATGGCTAAGAAACCCGAACAGGCGCTCGTCGATTACACCCCCAAACCCCCCAAGCAGGTGGCCGATCAGGTGGCGCAGGTCGAGGCGATGTACAATCCGCCGGCTGACGCAGCCGGCGAACAGCCGCCGGGACAACCGGCGGCTCCTCCGCAGCCGGAGGGGACCACGGCGCCTCCCCCACAAATCCAGGCGCCGGGACCGGCTGCGGAGCCGGAGCCGGAGCCGGATGCCGAGCAGCGGTACCGCAGCCTGCAGGGCCGCTACGAGACGCTGCAGAGGAACTACAGCAGCCAGGGCGAGCGCATCGGCGAGCTGGAAAAACTGGTCGCCAGCCTGAAAATCCAGGGCGCCCAGGAGCCGCCGCCACCGGCCGACACGCCGTCGTCGAAACAGCGCTTCGTCACTCCCGAGGAAGCCACCGAATATGGCGAGGAGCTGCTGACCGTTATCGGCAAGCGCGCCAAGGAGGAATATTTCCCGGAATTCGACGAGCTGGCGAAACGCCTGAAGCGGCTGGAGGAGCGCACCGACGCGGTCGGCACGGTGATGGTCCGCGACCAGCAGCAGAACGTCTACAGTTCGCTGAGCGCCGCGGTGCCGAACTGGCGCGAGGTCAACCGGGCCGAGGAATTCAAGCTGTGGCTGGAGGAACCGGACCCGTTTTCCGGCCGCAGACGCAACGATCTGTTGCAGGAGGCCTTCTCTAGACACGAAGGAAATCGGGTCGTATCTTTTTTCCGGGGATTTCTTGAGGCTGTCGGCTCCCCGCCGAACCCTCCAGCCCAGGGCGATTCAGCGCCGCCTCTGCCCGGCAACGGGCATGCCAGCGGGAAACCCTCCCTGGAGGACTTCGCGGCACCCGGCAGAGCCAGATCGGCGCCGCAGCATCTGCCGCCCGACAAACCCGTCTACACCGCCGCCTGGATTGCGCAGTTCACGCAGGATCGGATCGCGGGCAAGTATCGGGGACGCGAGGCGGACGCCGAGGCCATCGAGCGAGACATCTGGCAGGCTCAGCATGAAGGGCGAATCCAGTAACCGCTTTCTCTAAGCGAGGATCGCCATGGCTTATACGACAACTGGTGGGTTCCCACTCGCCGGGGCTGGCACCACGCCGCCCATTTACCCGACTGGCTCAGCAAGCCCAAACCCCGCATACGCCGGGACGTTCATCCCGATCCTTTGGTCGACAAAGCTGATCGAGAAGTTCTACGCGTCGACCGTCCTGGCGGCGATCTCGAACACCGACTACGAGGGCGAGATCAAGAACAAGGGTGACACCGTCGTCATCCGCACCAAGCCGACCATCACCATCAAGAACTACAGGGCGGACGGCTTGCTCGAAATCGAGCGTCCTGGCTCCAACATCATCGAGCTTAAGATCGACCAGGGTAAATACTTCAACCTGATTCTCGATGACGTCTATGAGGTTCAGGCTGATCTCAACATGATGAACATGTGGTCAGACGATGCCGCGCAGCAGTTCAAGATCGTCGTCGACACGGAAGTGCTGAAGACCCTGCTCGGCCAGGCCCATCCGAAGAACATGGGCACCACGGCCGGGATGATTTCCAACAATGTCAACTTGGGTGTCACCGGGACGCCGCTGCAGATCGTCGCTCGCAATCCTGCCGGAACAGCGGGCAAGATTGAGATCGTCGATCTGCTCGTGCGGCTCGGTCAGGTGCTCGACGAACAGAACATTCCCGAGACCGGCCGCTGGGTGGTGATTCCCGCCTGGATCAGCAGCCAGATCAAGATGTCGGAACTCCGCGATGCTTCGCTCACCGGAGACGGCACCTCGATCCTGCGCAACGGCCGGCTCGGCATGGTCGACCGCTTCACCATCTACGTCTCGAATCTTTTGCCTTCCGGGACGGCGGCTGGCCTGGCGGCCGGCGAGTGGGTGATCTACGCAGGCACGCAGCATGCGCTCACCTTCGCCTCACAGATAAACAAGGTCGAGACGCTTCGTTCCGAGATGACGTTCGGCACGCTGCTTCGCGGCCTGCAGGTCTACGGCTCCAAGGTCCTGGACGGCAAGGCGCTTGCCCAGGCCATCGTGGTGCCGGGTTGATCCGATGCCCGCGCTGGCGACAGTAGGGCAGTATATCGAGGAAGCCAGACGCCTCCTGCAGGATGAGGTGTCGCCATATCGTTACCCTGACGACGATCTGGTCGACGCGCTCAACATCGGACTGCTGGAGGCGCGACGGCTTAGGGCCGACCTGTTCCTGCCGTTGTTCGATGTCCCCTGGACAGACCCTTCGGGGACCATCGACACGGACGCCGAGGTCACCTTTGACCCGCAGTACCGGGCGGCCCTGGTCTATTACATCGTCGGCAGGGCACAGCTCAGGGACGACGAGCCGACAACCGATCAGCGGGCAGGTGGGCTGTTGCAGAAATTCACCGCTCAGCTGCTCACCGCTCAGGGGTAGGCCATGGTTTGCGCTCCCACCGACCGGCTGATGCAGACGCTCAAGGTGCATGTGCCGGGCGTCACCGACCCGATGCTGCAGATCGAGGTGTTCAATGTCATGGACGAGTTCTTTCGCAGGACCTCGGCCTGGCGTTATCGCACTGACATCGACCTTGAAGCGAATGTATCCGAATACAGTTTTGCGACGCCGGCGGATTCCGAAGTGGTGCGCATGCTTGGCGTCGTCCATAACGGGCAGCCGCTGATCGGCCGCCCGGTCGGCGGTACTGGCGGCGGCTTCACCCAGACGTCGCTGGGCACGCTCTTGCCCGACCTGACCTTCCCCGATGGCGACGCGTCCTACGTGCCGGCGGTCAGTGATCTGCAGCCGACCGGCATGTTCACCTACGCCATCTATCGGCCGAACTACATTTCGGTCGCGGCGGCGCCGAGCGCCGCCGATGTTTCTTACCCGCTGCAGGCCGACCTGGCGCTGACCGTCGCCCAGACCTGCCTGGAATGCGACTGCGGCGACTGGTTGCTGCCGGACTGGATGTACCCGATGTTCTTCCAGGACTGGCTCGACGGCACGCTCGGACGCCTGTACGGCATGCCGGCGAAGCCCTGGGCCAATGCCACCATTGCTGCCTACCACGCCAAACGGTTCCGCAACAAAATGGCGTTCCGCAAGCAGGAGGCGATCCGCGGCTATGCCTATAACCTCGCTGCCTGGCGGTTTCCGAGGTGGTAAATGGCCAATCAGCCCTACGACAGCGCCCGTTATCGCTTCGTCACCGCCGGGCTGAACTGGCTGACGACGGATTTGCGGCTGACCGTCTGGGGTGGTGCACCGGTATTTGTGCCGACTGACACCATGGTCAGCGACCTTACCGTCCGCGGCGTGCCGCTGCTCGGCGCGTCGCAGCCGATTACCGTGAAATCGGTGACTGCCAATGGCACCGCGCAGACCAATGCGGTGGTTATTCCCAACGTGCCCATTGGCCCTGATGTGACCCATTTCACCATGGGCGACACGACCGGCAGACTGATCCTGTTCATCGATCAGGCGCTTGATCTGCCGTTTACGCCGAACGGCCTCGACATGGTGATCCAGCCCGACTGGCTTGAACAACGTGGCTGGTTTAGGGCCTAAAGAAAGGACCGAAATGCTGTTTCGCAGCAGCAATATAAGCAGCATGGGCCTCCTCAGCGGTGGCGAACATCCCGAGGTATTGACTGCGGCATGTGGCGATGAATTTACGTCGATGTTTGCGCACGCCTTTGAAGCCAGTGCTGTGCCGCTTGAGGCGGCTGCGGTTCGCGCAATTGTCTATGGCACCAGCTTCGCGAAGGTTCTTCCAGCGATTATCGAAGGGGTTGCAGTTCCGGTGATCGATGAGAGCAACGGGGTCTTGGCCGGTCATCATTTTCCAAATCAGTTGATGAGCGGGATACGGCTTTCCGTCGAAGTATACGCGGATACGTCGGAGGTCTTTGTTGCCCGCGATGCTACCAGCGCGAGCCATGCCTCGACGAACCTTCCAGCGCAAGATGCCGGTCTTAGGGTCGTAGTCGAGTCGTTCACGGAGAGCAGTTCGGGACGGGAGCATAGTGGTTACAGTAGTGGGTGGTTGGGAGGTGTCAATGCCTAACGACCCATACCTCTCGTATTTTGGTCA